ATTATATCACTAAGTAAAAGTCCAACAGAAAATGTTCGCAATCAAGTTGCAAACATTTTTTGGGGACAATAACCATTTTTAGTATTGACATTATTTTCTCTGTGTGTTATAATTAATTCATGGTTAAAGTTTTGGCACTAGATTTGTCTACAAAGAGTTCTGGTTACTGTGTAATGAATGCAGGTTCTGTTGTGGATTTTGGCACAATTAAGTCAAATGACAAAGACTTTTTGGTGAGAGGTCAGTATATGGCAGAGTTTATTAGACTCCTGTGTGAAAAGTATGGGAAGTTTGATAAAGTCATAATTGAGGAATTGAAAGTTATATCAAACCAGAAAACTCTTGTGATGCTAGGTATTGTTCAGGGTATGGTTATCAGAGAGGTAAAAGACTCTGAGATTATATTTATTAATCCCTCAAGTTGGAGAAAGAAATTTCACCTGAATGGTAAACGAGCAGAGGCAAAGAAGAAAGCTATAGACCTTTGTGTTGTCAAAGGATACTCTGTGAAGAATGATGATGAAGCAGAGGCTATACTCATTGGACTTGGTTCATTTGACAAAGTATAATCTCTGTGATATAATCATTGTGTGCATTATAGTTCCGCTATAAGAATCGCCTCCTTTGAATTTTTCCTGTGGAGTTGGTTAGCTCCATAGGTTTTTGTCCTCATAGCCAAGTTTGGTAAGGCATCAGACTGCAAATCTGCTATCGTTGGTTCAAATCCGACTGGGGACTTTGGTTAATAGGTATCACATTTCTGTGAATACTAAATGGTGGTTATACCCACCATAAGCCCTTAAGGGTAAAGTTAATAAGTTTAATTGAGCACAACGTAACCACATAGGTCTTCTAAACCTATCTCATAAAACTGTGGGAAGGACGAGTAGAGGTTCAATTCCTCCGTTGTGTATGGAGTTGTCTATGGAATTTAGATTAGATAAAGGTGTAGGGTATATGTATTGTTATAACCCATCACACCCTCTAGCAAATAAAGCAGGTAAAGTTTATGAGCATAGGTATGTCATGTCTTTACACTTGGGTAGATGGTTGAGCACAGAAGAAGTTGTTCATCACAAAGACAAGGATAGAACTAACAATGCTATTCATAATCTTGAATTAACAAATGCTAGAGACCATGCTATATCACATGCTGTTGAAAATGGTACTGTTTATCAAGATAGACTTTGTGGTTATTGCAGAAAACCTTTTATCACAACAAAGTGTGAAAATAAAAGATTTTGTTCCAAGAGCTGTGCAAGGTCGATTCCTAAACGCTTTGAAGTTCCTAAAGACAAACTCAATGAATTGCTGTGGAAGTATCCTACAACTCACATTGCTAAAATGTTTGGTGTTAGTGATAAAGCCATAGAGAAGAGAGCAAAGAAACTTGGTCTAAGTAAGCCACCTAGAGGTTACTGGGCTAAACTAAATGCTGGTAAACTTATTAACTCTTAGAGGGTTCGACTCCCTCTAAGGGCATAATTTATTGGAAAGGTAAAGATAATGGCTACAAAATCTAAACTATATTCAGAGACTATGAGAGAATTGAGTTTGCTTGATGAAAAGTCACTCACTCTTTACCAAATGCGTTGGGGTCTTATTGATGTTGATGAGACATTGCTTAGTGAAGTAGGCTTTGAAGTATATTCACAAATTCCTCCTTGCACTCCTGTGGCTAGAAATGCTATGTTGCAGATTATGGCTTCATTCGAGGATAGCTATGAGCGTAAAGAATGGGCTGACCGTATTGAAGGTAAGGCTACTCAGACTACTGTGAATGTGAACCATGATACTAAAGATGGTATTGATGAGCTTAAGAACTACACTAAAGCTAAGCTAGATGAACTTTTTGGAGAGAAATAATGGCATCACATAGCCCTAGAGAGGATTTGTTTGAAAAGCACTATGCTGAGATAACAGAGCTACTTGAGGGCTTTGTAATCTCTGTGGTTAATATGGGTGACTATGAGAGTGCTGAGAATGCACTAATTGGTTACCTTGTGGATATGTACTCTGAGGTGTTCCTTGGAGAGATTGACTATATCTTAGACGCTTTAGGTGTTGACCTAATGCCAGAAGAGGTTATTGAGCTTAGAAATGGTGTTAATACCTCAGCATTTGCTAGAAGTAACTTTAGCAGACTAAAAGAGATTCTGGAAGCTCATGCAGAAGACTTAAGAGCAAAAGTAATAGACTCTGTTGATACTGTGAAGCTAGAGGATATTATCAAGGAGTTTAGGAGTAATCTTGAAAGACTTGCCTTGAGTGAAGTTCAGATGGGTATTGAGAAAGCCTCTGTGGAAAGTGCTAAGCTGTTTGAGATTATTACAGAGAACAGTATCCTTAAGACTTGGAACTGTGTAGGTGATTCACATACATGTCCTATATGTCTAGCTATGAATGGAACAACAATTCCAGTAACGGAGAGTTTCTCCAATGTAGCACCTTCTGTTGGAATTGAGGAAGACTTTAGTTACACTGGAGGAGATATTGTTTATGCACATCCAAGATGCAGATGTTGGGTTACTTACTCAAAAGCGTAAGGTATTATCAAACAAGGAAAAGCTATCAATCCTACTAGACCAAGTTACTCCACAAGATGAGCTTAGAGATGCTGTTAAGGGTAAAATACCTAAGCACTTTAAGCGTAATACTATACGTGAAAGAGAAGGATTTGAGAAAGAACTAGAATATTACAAGCTAGGATTCACTACAGCCTTGTCAGAGTTCAACATAGAGCTATGGTGGTCACAAGCAGTACAGTTTGGTGCTTTTCTTAGTGGTAAGTATAAAACAGGTTACTGTGTGGCTACACCTCGTTATGGTAAATCATTCCTATGTGGTATTATGTCTAATCACTTTGCATATGATGGTGAGAATTGCTATGCTGTAGGTTCTACACAAGAATATTCTGGGATTATTATCCAGCATGCAAGAGAGATTCTTGTGAACTCTCACCCTGATGTTAAAGCTATGCTTTCATTTGATGAAAGTGATGTAACTGCTGTGGATAAACGTTTGAAGAGAGGTTTATCATCATTCTCAAGTGAGGGATTCTCATTCAGGAATGGAGGTAAGCTAGAGGGATTATCAGCAGGTTCTAACTTTACAGACCCATCTAAAATCCATGTCATCGGTAGAGGTGGTAATATGTTTGGTGATGAAGCATCAGATATTTCACCTATTGCTCTTGGACATATGGGACGTAGAGAGTTTGAATCTGATGATGGTCGTAAGCTCATCATGTACCTAATCTCTAACCCACGTTCTTTGAATAACTTCTATGACTTTATGACAAATGAAGACCTAGCAGATGATGAATTTGTTATGTGGTTGGATGTTGTAACAGCTATGGAAGAGGGTAGTATCAAGTATACAAAAGAACAGCTCATGAGGTCACAATTCACTATTACGGAGGACTCTATTAGAGAAAATCTGTTGTGTGAGTTTCCTACAGAACGTTCATCTTTCTTTGATTCATCTCCTGATATTACAGATAACTTTAACCCTGTAGGTAAACAATTAGACTACTTTATTGGTGTGGATAGTGCCTATAAGGGTTCAGATAGTATTCAGGTTACTGTATCTGTGGTTGATGAGAAGAATCATTTCACTGTGATAGATTCACAGGATATTAAGCCTGCTGAGTGGATTGATGGTATAACTGCTATTGAGATAGTTAATAAGATTGTTACTATTGCTAATAGGCTTAATGCTAAAGCTATAGGAATTGACTCTGGTGGTGGAGCACATATTGTGCAACCTTTGAAAATGAGAAGGTTAAGCGGACAATTAAAATGTCCTGTGTATGATATAAACTTTGGTGGTAAGCCTACAGAGATTAAAGTAATAGCTAAAGACCCAAGTGCTGAATATGCTTCTAATAGACGTGCTGAAATGCACCTAATGTTAAGAGGTATGATGGAGGCACAAAGAGTAACATTTGTTAGAAAAGTATGGGATGCAATAAGTCGTCAAATGTCCTTTGTTTCTGAGGTACAGAGACCAGAGGAAAGACTTGTTAAGATTCGCCCTAAACCTGAAATTAAGAAATTACTAAAACACTCGCCAGATGAACTAGATAGTGTACTTCTATCACTTCATGTGGCTGAGTTATTCTACCTTGGAGGTTCTTAATGAGCTGTGGAAAATGTCACAAAGATGACTGTGGTGGCTCTTGTGCTATGGATAGGTACTTTAATGCTGAATACAAGGACAGGTTAGTTTTCCAAAGTTCTGGATTCAGAGGTACTCCGATTAATGAAACCCTAGAAGATGTTGAGACATTAGCTCTTGACTTACCTGATGTTGATTATATCCTAGACAATATTGTGAACTACATGTTCACTAACAGTCTTACTACTGATAACTTTGAAAGAGATTCTGAGTTAAGAAACTACTTGTACAGTCACAACTTCAATGGTCAACGTAATTATGATGTGTTGAAACAAGTTGCTAAAGGCTATAGAAAGTATGGTTATTATGGTCTTCTTAATACAGGAGAAGGTCTTGTAGGAGTACATCCTAAAGATATTCTAGCCTGTGTTATTGATTACCCTAAAATGCCTGTAATTAGACAGACACTTACCTACTTAATCAAGAACAATAATATATACCAAACACCTTATGACCGTAAAACAGGGAATCCAAGGGTAGCTAGTGACTACTCAGAGGATGACATTAAAGAGATTCTCAAGAATCCTAAAGATTATGAGAATGAGATAATGGTTGTTACAGAGGAACAGTTCGCTTGTGTAAGGTTAGATACCTCTCAAGTATTCTGTGCATCTCCTTTGCTTAAAGACCGTAAACGTGTAGAGCTTATCTTGAACATACTTAACCGTATGAACTATGATATTTCACGAAATGGTATTGGGACTATTGCCCTACAAGCTAAGGATACCCTTGAAGAGCAGATTGAGGAAAGTGTAGAGCAAGGAACAGCCTTTAGTGGTGGTGAATTGCTTGATATGGGAAGAACAGCTAAAGAGGAACGTACTAAGAAGATTATTGAGGATATGAATGCTTTTGCTGAGAAACTCTCTGAAACAGAGTTTAATGATGCTATCGTGTATTCAGGTAACTTCCAAAATCTTGAGCAATTAGAGCGTGATACTAAGGCTACAGACTTCCTAGACTTCTTGTCTCAATATGTTCCTGCTATAATATGTCAAATGTTTGGTGTACCTGCAAGATTGTTTGACCTTAATAAGACTGTATCAAACATTGGTACATATAGTATCATTGACAATGCAATGAAGAATACTATTATACCGATGCGTGACCACTTCTTAGGTCAGATTGTTCTACTATTGCAGAATGCAACTGGTTTATCAGAGCACATTAAGTTTGATAGTTATGAGTTCACTAATAGCTATAACTACAACAATGATGTTTATATCCTCGATGTGTATGAAAGACTTAAGAACATTGATGAGAACATGGCAGAAGCCTACCTGAAGAAAAATTTAATTGTATAGGAGATATAATGAGCACAAAGATTCTTACTATTGATGAGCTAGTTAAACTACAAGAAAGCCATCAAGAAGCAGTTCAATCAGATGCACCTGTGGCTATTCAGACACAAACACACTCTGTGCTAAATGGTGATAGCACAAAGGTAGGAAGTATTTCCCCTAAAGACTACGTATTGACACTATGGTTGCCAATTATTGGTCAAGCTCCGGAAGGAGCTGAAATTGTACAAGATGGTAAAGCCTATGTACAGCAAATTACAGCAAAAGAGAAGTATATTACTCCTAGAATTGCTCGTAAGGTTCGTAACTATGCCTCTGTGATTTCTATTGCCTTTACTGAGTTTAAAGAAGATGGAAGTACAGAAGTATATACACCAGAGGACTTGTTTAAGCTCTATGAATTGTTTGATGATGATGTCATTGATGCTTGTGAGAAAATGGTAGTTGAGGTTCTAGGGGTTCCTTCACACTTAGCTGAGTACATTACTGATATGTCCTTGATTAATGCTTGTGGGGATATTCTAAGAAACAATCCTTCATTTTTTCAAATTGATTAGTTATCTAGTTAGATATAATTGGGCAGTTATTCAAGGTAAGATTAAGCCTAAGGACGAGTACAAAGGCTTAGCCTATGAGGATGCTGTGATTATACAACTAGATGATGTAGAAGAAATGACACTAACTCTGTGTAAGGAGTATGGTATGCAGTATGAGTATATCATGGATAAAATGTATTATCCTGATGTTACTGTACTATATGCAAGGCTAATGAATGAGAAAGCATTCAGTTCTTATAATGATTACCTAAATATGGATGCTGAAACCCAAGGTAAGTATGTAACTGATTATGGTAAGCCTTCTCCTTATATTTATGAGATACTATCTGTGGAGAAACAGAAAGCTAACCTAGAAGAAAGCAAAGATGGTCTTAGAGCTATGTACCGTCGTGGAGGAAAACTAAATGACTAATATTATCAATGATGTGTTGGGTTTCTTAGATGAGAAGCGTAATAAAATCACTCCTGAATATGTACGTTCAGGAAAACCTGTATACACATTGAGAAAATATGCTGAGGTTACTGACCTAGATGCAGAAGTGCTTATCAATGGTGGTACAATGAATGTAGCGCAAAAAGTACCTACTTTTGGTTCAAGTGGTAATATGCTTAGAACACCACGTACATCATACGCTGTGAATGTGGATGTAGCTTTTGACAATCGTGTTAAGGTTTCAACACAAACATTGGATAATGGTGATGAGGAAAAAGTATATACCTTTGTAGTAGACCAACGTGCATTGATGGAACAATCTTCTGGACATATTTATGCTAATTATGTAGTGGGCTATGTAGTTGGTAAAGGTGCAAAAAATAAACCAGAGGTTCGTGGGATTGTACACGTTAAAGAGGATGAGTTCCTAAATGACTTTGATACAACTTTTGATACTTCTGCTATGGAAGAAATCATGGAGTTGATTAACAAGTATCGTTTGGAAAATGGTACTGCAAAAGTTATTGAAAAGATTACATTCTAACTTTTTGGCATGAGAGTTGATAAACTCTCTTTTTTTGTTATACTAAATATAGAACATTCAATGAAAGGAGTACCTACATGGCTACAATTAAAGTTCCAGTAATGAATCTTACTGTTACAGTTGGTGGAGAAGCTAAAACATTTACTTCACCTCTCGCTGAAACAATTTTGGCACAAGTACGTAAAGTAGTTGTTGGTCAAGAACAGGTTCAATACTTTGACGTGGCTGAGAAGAAATTCAAGTCATTTACTTACTGCTGTGGCGATAAGTATGAGTTTAATTATACTACTAAGGAAGTAACCCTCAAGGATACTGAATTGGATTGCTATGGCTTCCCTATCACATACGCTGGAGATAAATAATGGAAGTTAAAGAGACTGGAAAAACTTACGCAGAACATCTTAGAGAAGTCCGTGCTAAGCAATTTGGATACGAAGTAGAAGAAGTATCTAAAATTACAGAAGGCACTGATGTCAAGGTAACAGAAGATGAGTAAGTTTAGAGTATCTCGCTTTCTCCAACGTGACCTAGTAGTTCGTGTAAACTTCCTAACAGATGGAGGTATCATTCAGAATAAGCGTAAGTTTTTTGAGTTTTACCCTGACAATAACCAAGAGAGCAAAGGTTGGTATGAAACTGCCGACCAAGTTCTCCTTGGTAGTCTTAAGGAAGTTACAGAGGAATTACCTTTCACACCAGAAGCAGAAGCAGGTCTTAAGAGAGACAATGTTAAGTATGAGTATTCATACTGTGCCTCCTGTGGTGGTAAGAAAGTGAGAAAACTAAAATATAATTTGTTTGAGGTTGTTGAATAATGCCTATTAAAACACAGATTGCAGAGAGAATTATGGATGAAATTCATGACTACATGGAAAGAAAAGATAGTTTAGACTCTGTGATGAATCTATCGAAGTCTGATAAAGAGACTGAAAGATTGTCTGTGGAAAGGGTAGACAACAATGATGGGTATATGACTCTCCTTTCAGAAGGTTCTATACTATATCAAGACAACACCATAAGGTTATACATCTGTAAAGGGACACTCAAGAAGTGGTATGACAGTATTGATGGGACTTTTGAGGGATATGTATCTACAGGTCATAGAGACCTTAATGCCTATCCTGTGAGAGAAGGTTATTTCAAGAAGTCGGATTTAAAACTTGTTAAAGATGAATCTGGAAGATATGACTTGCTAGTTAAACCTCATGTGAATTTAGAGCTAAGCAATGTTAAAGACCTTATTATACAAGATGAACCTTTTGCTATTTCATCAGAGTTCGTGTGGTATAATAAAGAGTTTACAGATGATGACCTTGAGGAATATGCTAAACTTGTGGTATACAATGTTGAGCATGGTGGAAGTGTTGATGTGCCTATCACAGACAACATTGAACTAATGGGATTCTCCTTTGTGGGAAATCCCGGTAATGCTAAAAGTGGTGGGTATGAGCCTTCACTACTTAAACGAAATGAGGAAGAACACTTGAATAGAAAAGAAATGCTAGATAAAGTGCTTGCTCACCTTTCAGCAGGAACACAAGAAACTACACAAGAAGAAGTTACAACTGAGGAAGAAACTCAAGAAGAAGTAGTTGAACCTGCTGAAGAAGTTGTTGAAGAAACAGCTACAGAAGAAGCTACAGAAGAAGTAGTAGAGACTGAGGGTGAACCTACAGCACTAGAAAAGGCTATTGAAGCTATTGAACAGCTTACTACAGAGAAAGAAAGTCTTATCAGGGAACGAGATGAGCTAAAAGCTAAACTTGCTGAGAAAGAAGTAGGAGAATCTGAATTGGATGAACAACTTGCTAAACTATCTCAAATTCTTGAAAAAGCTAACCCTACTGTAGAAAAAGCTACTAAAGTTGAAGAAAAACCAATGAACCGTTTTGGACGAGTTCGTTTTGGAGGACAATAAATTGAGTACAACAAATTTTGATATTTTGTTAGGCGAAGCTATTGATACTCTCCATGAGCAAACTGTTGCTCAGTTGGGTAAAACAGAGAACTTGTCTAACACAGATGGTAAAATTCCTTTTGGAATCTCTCGTGACTGGTCAAAAGCTGTACCTTCTCTTCGTGAAGTTGGTATGGGTGATGAGCTTGTAAACGACATTCTTAAACGCTTTGAGCAATCAAGCTTTGGTGCTTTGAGACAAGCTAAGAATGGTGACTGGATTATGGAAGGACTTACATGGGGAACTAAAGCTCCAGACTTCTCTAAAGATAATTCAGATTCATGCTGTTTCACTGAAAAATTCACTATGCAAGCTACTGGTGATGCTACTCCTGTACGTTACCTCTGCTTCAAGGACTGTGAAAACCGTCTTGACCGTTTAATGAAAGATAAGATGCACTTTAAACAGGGTGACCTTATCAACATTTTCCAACGTTTGGGAATGTCTTATGAAGAAGCTGAGCAATTCATGGCTTGGTATACATTTGCCTTCATTGTGCAACGTCATATTGTTCAAGGTATGTTGAACTTCAAAGGTCAAGGTCTACGTCCATTCGCTGGTGTAGCTGAAATGATGTCTCATCCGGGTGTAACACCTATTGATGCTTCTGGTTCAGTTATTGGTGCTTTCCGTCAAGTTGCTTGCTACCTTGATGTATTGGATAACCAATCAGCACGCTATAAGATTTATGTTCACCCTCTTACACTTCGTGGAATCAAAGCTGAAATTGTTCCCGGTAAAGATGGTAAACTTCCTCAAGGATGGGCTGTTAATGGTGAAACAATCACCTTCAAAGGTATTCCATTTGGTGTATCTTACCACTTGCCTTATGACCTTGAGCAAACAATGACTGGCGAAGCCTATGTGATTGACTTGGCTCGTGTAGAAGCATTGACTCAGTATGACTTGTTTGTACCACAATCTTCTATTCACACAGTTCGTACAGAAGGTACTGAAGACCAAGTTGGTCAAGGATGTGAAACAATCTGTGACAAGTATGAGAACTTTGGTCTTGTACACACAAACTCACACATCTCACACTTGCTTGTGGCTAACATTCCACTAGAACAATCTTGTCCTGCTGTTGTATTTGAACGTATCCAAGGTCTTCTTACAGGTCTTAATCCGTTCCCAATGGCAACTATTCCTACTAAATAAGGAGATACAGTATGCAACCTTCATTGGAGTTGATTAAGATAACTAAAAAACTTCAAGCTAACTGTGGTTGTTTTGACTGTGATGATGGAGCAACTATGCAAAAGTACATGGAGAGCTTTCTCCGTGTACTTGCTAGGTTGTTTTGTTGGACTGATGGTGAGTGTTCTACTATCTTAAGAGCTAAAAGGCAAGAAATTATTCCTGTAAAAGACTTTAAAATCTGTGGTTGTGAAGCAATGGTTGAATTAAAACCTTATTTTTATAAGGGGTTTGACCCTACTACGCTTAAGGTGTATATGCACAAGAAGAAAGGTCTTGAAAGGGAAGAATATGAGCTAGGTACAGAAAAGTGGAATTGGTCATTTGTGGATGGAACAATCCTTGTGAATCTTACAGATGAACTAAGCCCTTGTTGTAAGTGTGTTGACCCTTGCTCTTGTGAAGCTGAGTACAAAATTGTGCTTGTTTATGAAGCAGGGTATACATCTGAGACTCTACCTGATTGTGTCTATGAAGCAATGTGTCACTTTTTGAACATCTTTGTGGCTTATCAGAATGACTGCGGTACACTTGATGAGTGTGCTAATATGGATAGGTTAGCTGTAGGTGCTGTGCTTAAGCAAAAATCCGTTGACTATATTGTAAGAGAGTGGACTGTTGATTCAGGAAGCATTGATAGATTCTATGTTAAATTAATCAATACATGGGCTATACAAACTCTAAGTTCACTATCTTTATGTAATAGAACATTTACTGACAATCTTTACCTTACTATTGGGAGGAGAAAATGCTAGTTAGATTTCTAGGAGAATATGCGAAGGAATCTCACTCCTATGGTTGTTCACGCTGCGGTACTGGTCGTTCTATCAGTGGTGTAGAGACTTATAAGACTGTTTATCGGACTTATTATGGTACTAGACTACATGTTTTTGAACAAGGCAAGGTATACACTGTAGATGACATTCTAGGAGGGTATCTCACCAATTTGAGGTACACAGACAAAGAAGGAAACCTTCGTCATCAGTTTGAAGTTGTTCCTGAAAAAGGAGAAAGCACATACACTAACACAAATACTGAAATGGTATTAGAAGGAGTTGGTAATGGCGCTTCCGTGGAACAGTAAAGAAATCCTTGTACTAAGACAAGGTACTGCTACTCCAACTTATGATGAGAATAGCAGACAAATAATGAAATGTTTGTGGGAAGAAGTAGAGCATCTCAAGTGTGTAGACCACATGCCTACATCAAGAGGTGCTGAGAGTGATGCTACAACTACACATGGACTTGAGGGTTCAAGGCAATTAGAGACATTCTACTTCTCTTTACACAATCAATCACATGCTTGTGATTTAGATATTAGGCATGGTTATTATATTCTACAAAGGATAAATACAAGATGCAATAGATTCAGTTGTCCTGAGGACTCAGGATACTTATTCTGGAAAGTTGTAGCTTGTAGAACTTATGAAATACTCCCCGGATGTTGGGATATTAAGATGACAGGAGAGAGACTTATTCCTCGTGAGAGTGAGCAACTTATTCTTGAATGTTCACCTTATATCAAACAGTTACAGGGGGTGATTACTCGTGACCACAACTGATATTCATAATTGGAAGGGCATTGAATTTTCTAAGGAATTTGTAGATTTCACTATTACAGGTATGCTAGAAGCAAAAGCCACTGGTTCTGTACAAACAGGACGAATGGTAAGGTCTATCAAGATGAAGAAGATAGCAGATGGCTTCTCTGTGTACAGTGATAGGAGTGATTTTCCTCCTACAGCAAGAGGTAAGGATAGATATTATACAAGAGTTTATCATGATAAGGGTTATCCAAGATACCCTGCTTTCCCATTCATATTCATAGCATTTGATACTGTTGGGGAAAGTGAGCAACTTGTGGATTCAACTAGTGGGTTCTTTGGCACATATAAGGCTATAAGACCATCTGGAAGAAGAGGAGCAGGTACAGCTAGATATAACTCAAGTGATACAGCTAGTGGTAGAGAATACCTTGCTGTACAGGGAAGAAAGAACACAGTTAAAATACCAAGGAGAATAGCCAGATGATTAGTGCTGTGTATATAAACATTAAGAAATGGCTTCAAATGTATGGTTATGGTGTTCTTGATTATCTTATTCAACCTGACCATGTAGATGAGCTAGACCCAAGAAAAAGATATAATAACTTTGATGAGCAGTTTAATAAGCATGTAGGAACATCAGAACATTTCCAGTTAAACCAAGGTGTAGAGTTCCCATTCTTAGCCATTGATATTACCTGTGATAATAGCTCAAAATGCTTCCCTAAAATGTTTATTAACTTTTCTGTGTATTACTCTCCTGTGACCCCACCAACAGGTCGTGTGTGTATTGAAAATACACCAGAGGGTAAGTTAGAATACAGAGAAGAGGTTCACTGCCAGATTAAGAATATGTTGGTACACCAAGTTAAAACACCGAGGGGCATACAAAGAAAGACCTTTGCTCAGGATGTGGCTTCATTAGATAAATGGTATCTACCTATCAGTGTGAAAGTGCTAGATATAGGATGTCCAGAGGATTTCTCTAATGAGCTTATAGACGAGGTAGAAATGTTTTCTTTCCCTGTGACTCTCTCGATATTTACATGTAAGTAAAGGAGAAAATAATGGCATATGAACAACCATTAAACCTTAATGAGTTCTTCATGTCTCGTAATGAGATTGCTAATCGTCATGGGGGTAGACTTGAATTACAAGCTATGTCTCGTGTACGTGAGCATATGGTGGAGGAAGACTCAAAAAAGCCTCAACAAGGTAGTGGTCAAGATGCTCAAGTAGCACAAGCCCTGCCGTTGTTAAACAAGAACAAAATGGAAACCAAGACAAAAGGAGAAATAGATGTCTAACTGTTTCGTAGATATGTCCCATCCTATGTATGGTTACAACACGCAAGATAAAGACTCAAAAATCATTGTGTCTATTACAGAAGAAATTCGCCCTTGTGTTCGTTGGAAAACTAATAAACAACTACAAATTCCATCAGGAACTCTTGTACAGTATGTTCGTAAGGATGTGCCAGAAGACCAAATTAACTGTAACCCTATCAAGTGTTTGAACACAGGTACTCTATATGTAAACCCTGCTAGTAATAAGGCTTCTGTTAAGTTCCAAGTTAGAGCTGATGCAGATGATTTTGCACTAGGTTTCAACATGATTTATACCAATGTTCCTAAAGCAGGTAAGTATGAGTTTAAAGCTATTGTGTCAGATTTCCCTGATACAGCACAAACTAACTCTTATGTGTACACTTATACATTTACTGCATCTACTCCGGGATTCGTCCTTCGTACAGTAGATTTTGCAGATTCAAGAGTAATGACTCAAACTGGAACAGGTTGGAAACCTTCTGACCACGGTATTGTTGTAACTTATGAGGTAACTTATAAAGGAACTGATGCTTTTTCAGGTCATATTGGATTTTCTAGTCCATCTATTGTGAATGACCGTTCTGAGCTTCGTAAGTTCTCTAATGTGCTTCTCTCATGCTTGACATCATTCACTCATAATGTCTCTGTACCTGCTACAGATGCTCGTTGCTTTGGTAGACAGTATGATAAGTCTCAAATTGAGATTACAAAAGAGATTACAGCAACTACTACATCATGCAATGACTATTGGTTGAACCCACTTCAATCAATGTCTAAACGTATGACAAGTGGTATTCCTGTGACAGACAGCTTTGTGATTCAGGCGGTCACTATTGAAGGTAAGAAGTATGGTTCACTTGTGATTCCAGACCTTTACTATGAAGACTGCAACACTATCACAATTTCGTCTGACCGTTGTGCTTGCACATATATGTCTAATCTACCTGTATCACCAGGTGTTGAGTTGGAAGATGATGAGTTCATTGCTCTTACTCAAGGTTATCATGGTTATGACAGGGGTACAGTTCTTGTAAACCCAATGTATATTGGTGAAAAGATGCTTGTTACCTACAATGGTGAGCGTGATGTTGAGTTGATTGTTGCTAATGACAAACGACTTCGCAATACACACTTCCGTGTAACACAAATGGTTGAAAACACTCGTGGTGTTAAGGAATACTATGTATTCAATAATGTACTTATCACAGAAAATTCTCGTGAGTTCAGTACGGAGGGAGAAATTACTCTATCACTTTCATTCACAGTTTCTCGTGATGAAAATGGTAACTTCTATGAAATCCGTAGAAACATTGAGGATGTAGCTTAACCATAGGAGAAAAGTATGGCAGTAAGAACCATTAAGGTTGATATTACAGGTTTAAAGGAAATTGAAAAAGCCCAAAAGTCTGTGTCAGCTCTAAGGGATTCTATGTTAGACTTTGAGAAGAAACTAAGAAAGATGGGCGGGAAGAATACTTCCTCGCTCTCTTTTAATGTAAACCTCATTCTAAACACAGATAAAGCCCTAAAAGATTATTTAGCTCTCAAGAAACAGATTGAGAGTATGCCTATTAGAGTAGGCTCAACAAAGGGTGATGTGTCTTCTACACAAGGAAGTTCAAATACTAGTTCCTCATCAAGACCTACCTTTGATTCTAGTTATATTAAAGTCAAAGACCAAGACTATCAATCATGGAGAAACCTTCATAAAGCTGTGGATGATGTTACTCGTTCTGCTGTGGGTCTTTCTGGTCAAATGGTTAAACTTGGTGCTATAGCTCCTGCAAAGGGTTTGTTGTCTGTGTTTAATAGCCTAAACAGCACTATCTTAGATATGCAGAAGAACCTTATGGGCTTAGTTGGTAATGGTATCAAAGGTGCACTAGGTAGTCTTGTTTCTGGTGGTGTTAATGGTATCAGAAATAGTATAGGACATCTTAAGAATGAAGCCAATGACCTAGGGGATGCTATGCAGGTATATCGTATCAACATGCAGGCTCTAGGGTTTGATGAAAAGACTACTAATAAGTCTATCAAAAGACTAGGTGATTATGGTAAGTCTACTGTGTTTGATGCTACAGACTTGCTAGAACAAGCATCTACATATACTGCTTATGGTCGTAAAGATGCAGAGCAAATTGTAAAAGGGTATGCAGGACTTCTAGCACAGACTAAAAACCCTATTGAGGGTATGAAAACTGTAACAGAGCAAACCTCTCAAATGCTTGCCGCAGGGGTACTTAACCAACAAGACTACAAGTTCATTCGTCAACGTTTGTCTGCTCTAGGTGCTTCTAAACTGAATGCAGAACTACAGAAGTTAGCTGAATCTAAGGGTGCTGATTCCATTATCTCTGCAACTAGACAGAGACTTATTTCAGCAGATGAATACCTTGATATAGTTAATAAATTGGGTAACGATGATACATTCCAAAGTTTGGTAAATTCTATCATCACTCCTAGACAAGCCATTGCCAACTTAAAGGAAACCCTGTCAAATCTTCTTGTGTTTGATGATATTGATGAAGAAGGTAATGCTAAGCCGGGAGCATTGAACCGTGTGTATGTAGCTACTAGAGACTTTGTCAAGGGTATCACAGATATTGTAGGTACAGATAAGTTTAAGGACTATGTAACTAAGCTAGGTAATGCTATTGGGGATACTATTCAATCTGTGAACCACTTTGGTGTTGCATGGAAACTAGCCTTTAGTAAGTCTTTCCTAGACGGTATTGAGAAGTTTACTTCATCATTTAAAAGTGGTGTGCAAGGTCTTAATGTAGGTAAAGAGTTCTTTGATATTACAAAATCTGTGTTGAATGTCTTAAACACCACAGGTAGAGAGCTAGGTACTACTACAAAAGAAATTGTTAAGAGTATCTCAGAGCTTACTAAGGGCATTGTGGATATTGGTACTCAATTAATTACCTCAGGATTCCCTAGAGTTGTTAGAGGTGTAGTAGACATCTACACTAACTTAGCTAAACTAGCTGTAAGTAGTGGAGGAGCTACTACATATACTGATATTCTATTAAGTGTCACAAATGCAATCAATACAATTATCAAGTCTGTGAACC